TTGTAACAGGGTTTGATGATTACTTTACCGTATCTTTTGAATTTGAAATCGAAACTGAAAGTCAAGATGATATAAAATTAAACTTTGAAGATTTAGATGATGAGATTGCTGAGGACATCATTGCCATAATTTTTAAAGATTTAGAAGTAAGAGGTAGAACTAATAAAAAGTTTGTTAGAGATTTAGTTTATTCACTTTTAGACTATGTAGATAATGATGTTATTGATATAGAAACATATAATTCGATGTTTTCTGATGGAGTCGCTTCAAATAGCGAACAGATAAATATACTTAGACATGCAAAGGCTGTAATATCTAGTTTTATCGGCATTGAGGATTTGACACATCTTAAAAAGATGGTAAAATTACATTTATCTGACTTTTATAGAAAATGGTACAGAAGGATTGATTTTATTGGTGATGCTACCTTAGATAGGGGTATAGAAATTAAACCTAAAACATATCTAAAAAGTATTTCTGAATCTATTGAAATGTTGAACGACTTTTTTACAAATATGAAATCTCAGGATTATTGGGTTTTTTCGGAAAGAACTGGACTACATATAAATGTTGGAACAAATAAAAAAAGTGAGTGGAATTCGATTAAAGGTCTATTGATTTTAAATGATATTTCAAAATCTGGAACACCTCTAGTATTTAAAGATATGACCTGGCGAATGAATAATAACTTTTGTGGATCACTTATATCTCAAATAAATAATATGAGTGATATTGAAAAATTAGATTTAAAATCTAAGATTGATTTAAATAATGTCAACTCAGCAGAAGATATACTAAATCAATTTTTAGTAGAAAGAATAAAACTATGGGGTGTCAAAAACTTTGGATTTAATATAACAAAACTAGATCAGAATTATGTTGAATTTCGATATGTTGGTGGTATTATAAATTCAGAAGTTGTAATTGAAAAGCTTAAATATTTCTGTTTTTTGGTTTATTGTATGACAAATAAAGAATATAAAAGAAAAGAATATTTAGGTAAATTGTATAAGTTTGTTGATAATCTTTAACTACTTAATTGGACAGTGATTTGCGCTGTAAATATATTTCCAATTTCTTTTAATATTCACACCTATTTTTTCAGCGGTTGTTATTATATCCTCTAAACATTCAGAATCAGAACCACCAACAATAATAACTTCTTTTCCTTTCATACTTAGAAGAAGTTTATATAGTTTTATAGGAACATGAAACCACCTATGATTATTTCCTATGTAAACAATTAATGTTCCTTCTTTTGTTTCAAAACATTCTCCCTTTTGAAGTGTTCCGTCTAATTCTTTGCTTTTGATTAGTTTGTAGGTTTTCTCATCCAAAATACCCTTATTACCATCACTATTTTTCATTTTTGTATTATAGAAGTCAGAATCAACATCATAGTTGTATCTCTTTTCAATTAAATCCTTTTGATTTGGAAAATGATATAAGTCATCGTGTATTGGTATCTCTGGATTTTCATCATATAAGTATTGTTTGTCTACATCTTTGCCATCAACATGATTATCAAATATTTGATAGACATGTTGAAAAGTCTCACAGTATTTTTTCAATTCATTCAAATACATTTCTGAAAAGTACTTTCTAAAGGATTTCTGAACATCAACTACAATAAGAGTATCTCCTATCTGTTCAAAGTCTTCATATAGTTTAAGGTATCTCATTAATTATATATTAAATAAAAAACCCATCATTTCTGATGGGTCGATGATAATATATTTTAAGATTATTCTTCTGGAAGTTTTTCTTCTCCCTCTTCTTGTCCTTCCTCTTTCTCTTCTTGTCCTTCCTCTTTCTCTTCTTGTCCTTCCTCTTTCTCTTCTTGTCCTTCCTCTTTCTCTTCTTGTCCTTCCTCTTTCTCTTCTTGTCCTTGACCTTGTCCCTGTGGTTCTTCAAATTCTTCTTCTTTTTGTCCTTGGCCTTGAGTTTGTCCTTGGCCTTGAGTTTGTCCTTGACCTTGAGTTTGTCCTTGACCTTGAGTTTGTCCTTGAGCTTGTGGTTGAGTTTCCGCTTGAGCTTGTGGTTGAGTTTCTGTTTGAACTTGAGTTTGACCTTGTCCTTGTGTCTGAGTCTGACCACCCATTATCGCACCTCCTGGAATTTTCTCAACATCTAAGAAATTCATATTAATATACTTAACAATTTCTTCAGCGATATCAACATCTCCAAAAAACTGACGAAGATTCTTACCAGTTGTATCTTTAACTTTTTTAACATAAGCATTAATCAAAGATTGAGGAATATCAATCATAGTTTTAACCTTATATATGTCGTTTACTTGAAGAACTGATTCTTTGATAATCTCTTCTCTGTTCTTCTTAACACGATATTTTTCGAATGTTCTAATATGCTTCATTTTTTTTAAGTATATTTTTTATAGGTTATATATTAACTCTAAAAAGTCATTTTTTTCTCATGGTTTCAATATTGTTGCTGTCACAAATCCGACTACTAAACCAATTCCTCCTCCAATTAAAATTTTACCTTTTGTTCTTTTTATTTTATTAAGATGTAAGTCAATTTCCTTATTTTTATTCTCAATTTCCTTCTTGTACGTTTCTTCTGTTATTTTATAATTTGAAACTTGTAAATTAAGATTATTGATTTCTTTATCTTTACCTATTATCAAACTATTTTTATTTTTTATCAATTTATCTTGAGAGTTGATTGTTTTATCCTTTTCCTCTATTGTTCTTATACAAGAAGAATCCACATTATTAATTTGAGTTGACATTTTTTCATAAAGTGGTAATAGATCTGTTTTATTGTCTAATGCCTGAGCTTGTTCGAGTGTTAGAACAACAAGTTTTGTTCCTACAGAATCCACTGTGAATAATGGATATTCAATCTGTGCAAAGATTTTTGATGATAAAATCATCATTAGTATTATTAAAATATGTTTCATTTTTTTGATTTAGATTTTAGTGAGTTTAATAAATCGTTTCCATCTCTATTTGCTGGATGTTTTTTTATTTCCTCTATTTTGATTTTAGTTTCCTCTAATTCTTTTCTTAACTTATCCAATTCTTGTCTAGATAGGTTTGCTTTATTTTTTTGGTCTTTAACCTCTTTTTCTAATACATTAGATCTATAGATTAGAGAGTCGTTATGTTTTCTTACAACTGTCAGGTCTAATTCTAATTTTTCTCTCTCTTTTAAGAGAGAGTCTCTTTTTTGTTGTATCATTTTATTTTCCTCTCTTAGTTTTTCGAGTTCTTTTTTATATTGTTTATCTCCTTCATATAGACTTTTCCACACAAAAACACAACAAATTAGTGTTAATACTAGTATCAAAATTGTTTTTAAATCTATTTTCATATTATTTTCTATTTTCGATATATATAAAAATTATTTTATCTTTCAATTGAAATTTATTATCTTTGAGAAAATAGATTATCAAACAAATAAAATTATAAATATATAATATATACTTAAACATAAAATTTCAAATTATGGCAACAATCACAAAAAAGAAGACACAGTCTAAAGCTGACGAAATACTCTCTAAGCCTTATCGATTGATACTTCACAATGATGATTATAATACCTTTGATTGGGTAATCACTTGTCTTATGAAGGTTTGTAACCATGAGTTCGAACAGGCCTCACAATGTGCACATATTGTCCATTATAAAGGCAAATGTGATGTGAAGTATGGAGACTTAGAAATCATTTCTGAAATGAAGAATAAACTTGCTAGTGCTGGTCTTAGTGTTACTATGGAAGTAAACAGTTAAATGTTTTTACCAAACCAATCAATGTTTCTTGAGTTTGGATTTTTCCTTTGATTCTGTTTTCTCAATCTTAATACTTGTCCATAATCTAGTGATTCAACATGATCCATCTGATTAAGACAATTATTTACGTAACTTACAAAGTCTTTTGGTAAAAATTTATTAAACCACTCTTCCACCATCTCTTTATATTCATATTTTTGAATAATTGAAGTCATGTTGACTACGGTCATTACGGTGTCATCATGTCCAACATCGGCAGCATATCTTATGTTACCAGAGGATGTTATGTGTTTAACAAATGTGGTTATCTCTCTTATGTTCTCTTCATTTGTTATTATAATGCTTTTTGATTGTAGAAGACCTTGATAATCTTTGACTAACAGGTTTTTATTTTCCCCTACTTTAAGACCCATTTTTTCCTCGGTTGAGTCAATTCTGTGTTTGTATCTAACAAACACAGAGGAACCATAGTTGTTTCTTCCTTCAAAAACATGTGGTAGTTCAGCAAAAAGAGCATTTCCATAGTTGTTTAACTCGACAACGACTTTTACATTTTCAGGATTTAGATATTCAAATACTATCATATAAAGTAATTCAGCAAGCTGTTTAACCGAAACCAAATTACTTCTGTAAATGCCTATCTGTTCTAATCTAAAGAAATCAACTATAGAAGTATATGATAATTTTTGAATTTCTATTAATTCAGTTGGTTTTGGAGAAATCTTAAAAATGTTTATAACAGAGTAATCTTGACCTAATCCCTCGGATATATCGACCGAAATAACTACTTTGTAATCTTTTCTCCTAAGAGGTATGAATATCTCATCATCATCAATCCATTTTAATTCGTTATAACTGAACTTAAGTCTTGAATCAAATTCTGGTATTTCTTCAAATAAAAAATTCTTTTTACCCTTTAATAATTCATCAATTATTGACTCACTTAATAATGATTTACTTGAATTGATAAATCTTAATCCATATTCTTGATTAAAGGCATCTTCTCCTCCTATATCTTTAATTGCTTCTTCTTTCCAAGTGGTCGTCTCCGCAATCATTCTTATAGGAACCTCATGTCCTTTTTTGTCAATGAATGTCATAGATTTAACCTCTTCATCCGAACACATCTCATTATTATAAACATAGATTATATCTTTTTGTATATCAATATTGTATATCATCTCAACTTTTGTTTTACCTTCCCATCTTTCTTTCATCAGTTGTAGAATGTCTTCTTTTGTTACTCCATGTTCATATAATTTATGATTATTTAATCTTATGTAAGTTAGGAATCTACCTGGTACTTGATACCAGTATACCCTCATTGGTTTATAGTTATTTTTTTGAGGATCACCATCAGGCCTTTCAGCATCGGTTAGTAATCTATGAAATAAATTCATACCATTTGGGGTTGATGTGATAATAATCTTAGAGTTTTGAACAGCTGATACAGTCGGAAATGCTGCCGTATAGTATGGTTCTATGATATTAGATGGGATGTGTGCAAACTCATCTAAATAAAGAACATCAATGGTAAAACCAATTGCTGGTGTTTTAGTTCTTGCTGATGTTTTTATTCTACATCCATTTTCAAATGTTAACGACTTTTGATTCCAGGTTTTTATACCAGGTTTGAGAAAGAAAGGAAGTAGTGAGTAGATTGACTTTATTTTATCTACAATTTCTATTGCTGTATCACCCTTATTTGCTACAATCATTATGTTCTTATCATTGTTAAATAAGATGGTATGTAACATGAAAATTGATGATGATATAGTTTTACCAACCTGTCTTGACGCCATCAAGATATTAAATCTACTATTCATAAAATTATCAAGTATCTGTTTCTGATACTCTCTTAGTTTGATATTATTAATAGATCCATCTTCTGTTTTAACTTTACAATACTTCTCTGTGAAATAATGAACATCAAGTGCACATCTAACATATTCTTGTTGTTCATCTGGTGTCATTTTAAATGTAACACCTGATCTTCTTAGACCGACTTCACTTTTTAGCCAAGGATTTTGAAATTTCTTTACAACAACACCATCATTTATCTTGTCTGTTGCCTCATCTACTAATTTAGTAGTGAAAATCATTTGTTTTTCTATGGGTTGTTTACCAAAGGACATAAGGGATGATAATACTTTTTAATATATATTGTAAAAAACCACTCTTCTATGTCAAAAACAGAGAATGAAAGAAATAGACTTCAAGATGAATTTGAACAAATACAATCACAGAGTAATGATTTTGATATATCTAAACATCTTGCTAAGCCTGAGGATTTACCTGAATTAGGAGAAATTCAGATTTATGACTATGAGTCAGATATGGATGTTTCTGGTCAGCAATCACTTGATGTATTGGAGTCACTTGTTGATTTATATTTAAGTGATGTTCCTCAATTAAAAGAACATCCGTATATCAAAAATAAAATGAAGGAGGATGCTCAAGTTTATGCTGAGGCTATTTTTCTTACAAAGATGACAAGAAAGAACTTTTTGAATCAATTAAAACAAGTTGATAATGGTGATAACTCTGCTAGAATGCACGAAGTCGTTAATCAAACAATTGGTCAAATTAGAGAAAATGCAAAGTTTCTTTCTAATCAAAGGACGGATTTAGAGAAGTTTTATAAAACACTCAGAAGTGATATGGGTCTTAACAACATTGAGAATCCTGAGGTAATAAAGGCACAGGCTGCTACTCAAGTGGAGTCTAATCAAGAGGGTGATATAATGAATAATAGACAACTTAATGATTTAATCAAAAATGCTATGATTAATAGAGATAGTAATAAGTGAGTTTAATATTTAAATCTTGACCAAGAAAACGATTCAAATGTTTTGAAGAGATTGGGTAACTTTATATAAGTCGTAGTTTTTACAAATCTATTCAATTTATTTGGAGTTATAAGATTCACATATAATATTTTCTCTGTTTTCTTCAATTTATCTTTAATTTGTTCCATAATTTCTTTTTCGGTATTCGATAAGATAAATTGCAATATTTCTGTTGACTTTTTTGCCATTTCAACCGTATTTACTTCATCTTCGTAAAAGTTTATCTCATCATATTCTGTTAGTTCTTGATTAGTAAATTTATTAATATCGGTTTTAAATCCAACTATATGTTGAATCAAAAGTCTAATTTTTTTATGAGAAATTTCATCTTCATCACGATTATAGAAAGTTTCAGAAATAAAATAGTATTTTTTAATTTTTAACCCATTCTCTTCTAATTTAGACTCTAACTTTTCTATGAAATATTCATAGTTATTTTTATTGTTTTTAGAACATATGATATAGATATCGTCAGTTGTGTTTTTTAGATGAATAATGTTATCTAAATTAATTTTATGGTCTAAATTTTCTATTAATTCTTTATTGAAGAACTCTTGCATTGAAAAGGATAAATTTGATATGTTTGTTTTAGAATTTTTACATTTTATTTTAATATCATTCATCAAATATTCTGGTAGAAAATACTCTTCTCCTGAAAATTTTATTTTGAATCCATTATTTCTAAAAATACCTTTTTTAATCAAATTAAAATCCGATTTAGTTATTTTGATAATTGGTACATTAGGATACATCTTGTCCACCAACCAAACTTTAGATTCTGTTTTAATAAGTGTATCTATGTCAAAGAAATGAGACTTCATATTCTGAAATTAGTTACTTTATATTTTATTTGATGTGCTGTGCCGTCGAATCTTGGACCATCATAAACCTTATCTTTCCATTCTACACCACCGCTAAGTTGAGTATTAAAACTTTTACACTTTGGACACTCACTGGGTATTTCCATACTTTGTTCCTTTCCAATAACTTTATTTTTACTATCAATCATTTCCTTTATAACGATCATATCCATTTCACTATATTCAAATAAAGCTTTGCACCAAGGATTTTTACAAACAGTTTTTTTTGCCTCCATATACACTATATATAAAATAAAAAACCCATCGTTTGATGGGTTTCTTTTTTATCCTAACATATTTTTACTTATTGCAAAATCATATAATGTCGGTAGATTTAAAAATCTCATAAATTTATCTCTTACGTCTTTTAATGTTTTTGATTTTTTTATAATATTCACTATTAACATGCCAAATTCTTCTTGAAAATCTAAATAATATTCACTCCATGGTTTATTATAGTGCTCTAAACTTTGCCATTCATCGTATCCTCCAGTTAACCAATATAAGGACTTCTCAGGTGAGATATCTTCCGTCACTATGTCCTTAATTTCCAAGTTCCAAATTTCAGAGTTCCAATCAATTTTCCTCATTAAGATTGATACTGCTTCTGCAATATCATTTGTAAGTTGATTTCCTATTTCAAAGAAATATTCTTCATTCTCTTTGCTTATGTTAATAAACTCACTTGAGTAAACTATCTTAGAACCTTTTGATTTGATTTCAACTTTTCTTTTTTTCATGATTTCTATTGTTTTTTTTATATCTATACTAGATTACATTTTAATGCCACTTTGCCATTTTCCTGCGAAATTACCGTTTTCCCATATTCCATTTTTCCAATTGCCGTAAAATTTACCGTCTTTGAATATTCCATATTCCCAGTTACCTGAGAAAAAATCCCCGTTATTCCAAATAAGCGTGTTTTTTTCTATTTCGATGTCTGCATTTTCTAGCTCTGAATCTATGAGCCAGTAGAACTTTAAATCCTTAAGAATCTGATTGATATCCTTTTGAGATTTATAGGTTTTATCCTTGTATTTTAGTTGAACAAATTTCATATTATAAAATATGATTTAATGTAGTATATATTCTTATTTTTTTTTAATTAAAAACTGACTTTAAAAAACCACCTAAAAAATGAATTAAAAAAATAAAAAATAATTTAAAATAAAAAAACCGACTTTTTGGTCGGTTTTTTACATTTAGTGAAAAAATAGATTTTATTTGAAGTTTTTTAGAAAATTTAATTCATCTTTAGAAAGCGAATCTAAACCTGTTTCATTAATTTTATCAAGTATTTTATCGAGATCTAAAACTATTGAAACTACTTTTTTAGATTTATCTTTTGATTTCTTATCTTTACTTTTTGGAGTTTTAATTGGTTTAATTTTCAAAAGTTTTTGAGCTTCTTTCTTTGTTATTGGACAATATTTTTCGCAGATATACATTTGTTCAGGTCTATCTTCATCTATTGCTGCAATAACCCAATCACCCGCTGATTCTACCCATATCTTTATTACTCCTTTATTTTTTAGTTCTAAAAGAGATTCTAATGAAAGAACATAGGAATCAGCTATGTTATTTAACTGTTGTTCATTGTGTGACTTGAGGTTTATACAAATCACCTTTTCGATGTTGAATTTGAGTGCCATATATTATTTATAATTTTTAAGAAAATCTAATTCTTCTTTACATAAAGAAGACATACCTGATATATTTATTTTATCTAAAATTGCATCTAATTCAAGTATAACTTTTACTTTAGATTTGATAACTGGTTTAGTATCTGTCTTTACAATATCACTAGCATTTTTAACAACTTTTGGAATATTATTTTCAACGATCTTTTGAGTTGGTTTTTTCAACTTAGGTGTAGAAACTGGTTTGATGTTTTTAACAGACTCTCTTTCTTTTTTAGTCATAGGACAAAATCTTTCACAGATATAAAAATCATCAGGATTTGAAGTCTCTAAGGCAGCTATGGCATAGTCACCACCTGGCTCAATCCATATTTTGTAAGTGCCTCTTTGTTTACTTCTAAGTAATGCATCATAAGAAAGACGATAAACTTCAGAGATACTTCTCAATTGGTCTTCGTTGTGAGATTTTAGATTGATACAGATAACTTTGTTTATGTTGAATTTCATATGTTATTTATTTATAATACAAATATAAGGATTATTTCTGAATTATCAAGTAATTATTTTTATTTTATTATTTATCACATGTAAATATACAAAAAATTTATAAAATTACGGGGATTTCAATTTAATATATACAAAAAATAAAATGCTTTCTAGTCTATGAAGTATGTAAAGAAGAGAGATAGTTTCCTAACGGGAATAAAAGAATATAAAGAAACCGACAGTTATAAAAACTTAGAACTAATACAGGAAGACGGTGGTCCCCTCCATAATGCTGTTGAATTTGGAGATTCTTGGGTGGGTAGATGGATCCATAATATAATGAGAGCTGCTAAAGAAAAAGTAGACAAAATGAGAATCGCTGGTCAAATCAGAAGGTTAAAAATGGCATTAGATGACATAATTCAGAATGATGAGGCTGTTAAAATGGAGATTATAAAAGTAAGTAAAAAGGATCCTGGTCAAGAGACAACAGATCCTCTTAAAGGAGATGACCTACACGATAAGTTTCTAAAACTTCAATTGCATGTTTTTTTAGATGAATTAAATGCAGCTGTCGAGAAGGGACACAAAGTGAGTATTATAAAATCTCTTACTGATAATGCTATAGAAGAAGTAGAGAAAACTCCTGAGTTTGAGGGAAAGAAAGAATTATTGGAACAACTTAAAAAATTCAAAGAGTTCTTAAAAGACTTTGATGATGATGAGGGTAAAGAAGATCCTGACTTCAAACAAGAAAAGGGAGAAGGAGACGATGATGAAGAGGGAGATGAAGAAGATGAAGAAAAAGAAAGTGGAGATAATGAAGCTAAAAAGCTCTTCACTATGATAGAATCTTTGAAGTATTTAGCTCTTATAATAGAAACATACAAAAGAGTTAAGATTGAGAGTAAGGCTACTCAAAAGGAAGTTTATACTTACATAACTAAACCTGGTGATACAGTTGAAAAGATTCAAAAAAGTCAAGAAATTAATAAAAAGAAATTACAAATAGCAGATATTCGTAGCAAAAATGAAAAGACACTAAAAAAATATGCTAAAGATAATCAAACTTTGGCTCCTAACTTGAAATTAGTTATGGAAAATGTAGAAGTTCTTTTCGAGGATGAAGACTGTTTTTATATTTTGAATGGTGAAGATTATATAATTTTAGAAAAAGAAACATTCGGAACTGGTGGAAGCGCTGATAGACAAACTATCAAAACTTCTAATCAGAAAGGTGAGCCATTAAAACAAGGAGAAGACCATTTGACTCAAGCTTTTGCTAAACTTAAAAAAGATATCGAAGTTTTAGAATCTGATAAAGAAAAGGGAATAGGTATAACTCCTAAGTTTATTAATGATATAGTGGCTGTTTATAAAGAGACTGAAAATAGAACTATAATTCGATCATTATATTCTGAAATCAATAGGTATTTAGTAGGTGATAAAAAAGCTACTATACAGGAAAAAGATCCGCTTTACAAAGAAAGTATTGAAGTAATTAAAAACCTACCTAAAAGAGTAGTTGTTGCTGAGAAAATAGCAAGATTTACAAAAAGAGCTATTCAGTTTGATGGTGAGAATCTTTATGGGGGTCTTGGTGATTTAGGTAAAAATCTCAAAGGATACGTTGAGTCTATGAAAAAAATTATGACTTATAAAATTGGTGAATCTAAAGAAAAGGGAGAAACTAAGTTTAAAGTTGGTGATTTAGTTACTTGGACTAATAAAGAAGGTAAAACAATCACTAAGAAAATTGAAAAAATTGAAAATGGTAAATATGTCTTTAAAAAAGAAAGTGGTGAAGAATATACCAAAAAAGAGGACACTTTGAAAAAGGCAGAGCCTAAAAAAGAAGAGGAACCTAAAAAAGAAGAAGAAGCAAAGAAAGAATCAAGACTATTAAGATATGACAACTATTATAGACTTATAACAGAGGCTGACGATAAAGAGGGAGTTCTTTCTGAAGTTAGTAGAAAGATTTTAGAGTTTTGGAGAGCAAACGTAGAAGTAAAAGCATATATTTTAAATAAAGAAGAGTTTGAAAAACTATTAAAAGAATTAGAAGATGCTGAACTTAATCAAGAGGTAGAGATGCCGGTTTCCGAGGGTGATCCTAAGGCTGACAAATTGCCTGAACCTAAGAAAAAGAAAGTCAAGTTAGACGGTCTTGCATTTACTATCGATCCAGTTCTTCGTATTGTGAAGGCATTCAACAAAGCTTATAAATTACATACTACAGAAGTTATTCCTTCTGGTAGAACAAGTGGTGCGGTGTCTAATAGAATCTTTAGACAGTATACCTCTCTCGGTAGTGGTAGTCCAGATAGTGCTGGTAAATCTGGTGGTCCTTATAGAAATAATGCTGTATTTAATAAGTGGGAAGAAGCTGTATTGGATGTAATGGGTGAGAGTAAATATCAAAAGATTTTTTCACCATCTACCGTTCTATTGAGAGGAGAAGATTTAGTGGAAAAGGCTGGTGCTAACTTAAGATTATTCATGTCAGATCTTTTGGATGGCGATAAACTTTATAAAGGAAGTGGTAGTTCTGGTGAAAAAGGAGCTCAATCTCAATTTTTAGATAAGTATTTTGGTTGGAAAGGAGATGATAAGGTTCTTTATGATGGTGGATCGAATGAGCAAAAAGAAACAGGTGCTGTAGCGACAGAAGTTGATAAAAAGACCAATGAACAAATTGTGTCATTTACAAAAGATGATATCAAATTTACACAAGTTTCTGAGTTAGTTGGTACTATGTTCAAATTAGAAGATGCTGATGGTGATAAGTCTTATTATTTCTATATACACGAGGTATCTGGTGATTATTTCTATGTGACTTATACTAGAGGTTATAAATTCTATCATGATTTGATTCATAAAGAAGGTAAATATGGATTTCCAGATCTTTCTAAAATAAAAGGTGATGGTAAAACACCTAATGATAGCTACAGTTCGGGTGATGGTGAGTGGGTTATTAGAGCAACAAAGATTGCGACTAGAAATTTTGATACTAAGACTGGAAAATTGAAACCAGCGACTTATGAGTCTGTTTATATTAGAAAGAAGGATAAAAAGCCTTTTACAAATAAGCAGGATGAAGTTGAAAAGTCATCGGAAAAAGACAAATTAACAGCAAAGGCGGGTAAAATATTTATATTGTCAGTTAAAAAGGATAAAGATGATAAAGAACCTAAGTTTGCTACTATTGAGAAAAAAGATAATCTTAAGGAAAAAGGTATATTCCCCGCTATAAAGAACACTAAAGGTATTGGTGATAGCGATGTGATTTTCAAAATTCAATAATATGAAACATTTACTAACTTTTGGTCTTTTTTTAGAAAAGGTGGATATTAAAGATACTGATCCAGCTCATATTAGACTTGCTAAAGACAAATTAAATTCAACTGAAGATTATTTGACTCAATACCCTAATTTAAAGGCAAAGATAGATAGTATCTATAAAGCTAATAAAGATAAACCTGAGTCAGAGGTTTATAAACAAGTTTTGGATTCTTTGGGTAAAGATGCTAAGTTAAGAAATCCCTTCGCTGTAACTTATGCTGAAGTAGCAAAATTAGAAATAGAAATTAAAAAAATGACAGATAGTATTTTAGTTGATGATACTGGAATGAAATTATCTTCTCAAAATCTTTCATTGGCAACTTCTGAAGATACTAAGAAAAAAATGCAAACAGATTTGATTCAAATGAAGAAAAATCTTGATACAAAAAAGAAAAAACTCGAAGATAGTTTAAAACAAGTAGATAAGTCAAAGCAGCAAGTAAATACTGAAATCACGAAAACACAGAAAGAAATTGCTGAGGCTTCTAAAAAATTAGCCGAAAAGGAGAAAAAATAGAAAAAATATGATTTTTTAGATTTTATATATACTTCATAACATAAAAAATTAAAACAAAAATATGGCAATTCAAATTGGAAAATACAAAAGACCAGGAATCTTCATAGAAGAATTTGACAATTCAGTTATCTCTTCTCCTATTGTAGAAGGAATAACTAACATGGTTATCGGGGTTTCTAAAAAGGGTCCTGTTAATACTCCTATTAGATTGACTACAACCGGAGATTTAGAAGCGGTTTTTGGTCAACTTGACAGAGGGCTAGAAAGAAAAGGTTCTTATTTCCACAGAACTATTACTAAGATGTTGGAAACAAGTCCTATATTTGCTATCAATCTTTTATTAACAGATGATACATTAGATGTGATTGAGTATAAATCTCTTTCATCATCTTCTGGATATATGAATGATATAAAAAGAGAAGGTCCTTATAGAAGATTTTTTGATACAACTGGTTTCTGGAAGAGAGACACTGAGTCTTTTATCAATTTAACAAAAAACAACACTGGTTATACAGAGAGAGCATTCAATATAACAAATTTATCTGATAAGACTATTTCAGTTTTTATTATCAAGTCTCCTATTTCTGGTTTTGATAGAACGTTAATTGAATGGTATGGAACTATTGATAAAATGCCTCCTTATGTTAATCAAAATGATTTTGCATCTGACTATTTAGTAGATGTGGTTGTTGTTGGTGGTGACTGGTCAAACTACCAAGAGCTAGCTGTTGATAACAGATGGAGTGCTTACTTCAACGCTTCTGGTTTGAGAAAAGACCAATTAAGAAATTTTGCCAATGATAGAAATGTTTCGCTTTTAGCTTATTATGAAGGTCTTTCTTTAATTCCTTATTTCAGAGATGGAAATGGAAGAAATATATTTATTGAGACTACAATTAATAGAGATACTGATAGAACTGGATTATTCTGTTCATTTAACACAGATTTAGTTGAAAAAGACTACTATACTGGTATGTTAGATTTACTTGGTAATACTATTGTTGATCAATCTGAAACTGATATAGATTTTCTTTCTTACAAAGAAACAATCGCTGAGTCAGTTATGTTTGAGGCTGTTCCTCTAGATTTACCAGGTAATGTTACTGCTATGTTAAGTAGTGCAACATTTGGATATAATGGTGGTTATTCCTCACCAACAGGTCACGCTTTTGAATCAGCTCTTAGTAATCCACAAACATCTGGTGTATTAGTAAATGAGAATAATAGAACACCTTGGTTCGCTGAGGGTTATGTTCATAATGTTGAAAGAGCTTCTTCTGTGGCTTCTTCAACCTCTTCTATAACTGTTACTTATAATGTTTCAGCAGAAGCTTATTGTGTTATAGGTGATACATATATACCTGTTTCAGCGACAACTTCTCTAACAATTGATTCATTAGACTATCCTGTTTCTGCTTCAACTCAGGTTTATTTCTCAGCATTTGTTTTAGATGCATCTGGAGAAATTAGTGAAGTAAAAACAACAACTGCAAATACAAGACCAACTGTTGATCCAAGTGATATCGTTTTAGGATATGCTACATTTTCAGTTGCATCTGGTCAATTTGTAGGTAGTCCTTTTGTTAAAAATGTTAGTGTTAATACAAGTGGATTTAATGATTTCGTATTTGGAACAAATTCTGCAACTGATGATTTCTTTGTTACAAATTTAGGTAGTGGTTCTATTAAAATTGAATTTATTGGAACAAGTGCAAAAGCTTCTACCGCTAATTATGAGCAATATAGAAGAATTAAACAATTCAATAGAATGATTGATCTTATTGATAGTCCAAATAAAAATAAAATGAGTCTTTTATTAGGTCCTTCTTCTGGATATAGAAAGGTTAGTATGAGTACAATGACTATTTCAAATATCGTTACATCAAATGTTCTTAATAAATCCTTTACTATTAATACAGGACTTACTACAGCTGAGTTAGTTGATGTTCTACAGGGTTATCTTGTTTTCTATACAGAGGATAATGAAATGCTAATTGGTTCTTTAGGTATGGATACAACTGAACAAGTTCATGGTGGAACTTATGGTGTTGTTGGTAAGTATTCTAAATTTTATGGAAGATTTTTTGATGGTATTATTAGCACAAAAGATTTCTTTTATGATAATAGATTATATGTTTATTCAGATGGGGATGCTAATACAATAGCAACTCTTGGTAAATCAGTTAACATTACATTTGTTGATGGTGAGACTGTAACAAGTGCTACATCTTCTTACGCTGGTTATGATTACATTGTATTCGAGTATGATTCTAGTAATTTTGATACACAAATAGAGTTAGAAACATTTGAACAACTTGTATTTCCGGATTCAGATTTGAATAAAGGTTCTTTTACAATAGTGACAAATACTGTTGAGCCTTTAGATTCTCCTTCGGCATTAGCTTCTAACTTGGGATTCGTTAATACTGCTACTCAGTTTTATTTCGCTTACCAAGTAAATGAAGAGGTAAACTATGAATATTTAACAGAAGTAACTACTGTTCAAGATTACTTAACTAAACATTACTTAAAAATGTATTTAGAGAATAATGGTGATTTGAATGTTAGATTTACAGATGTTTTATTAGAATCAGATGAACCAGCAGACTTTGTTGCAAATGCTAAGTTTATGGTACAATCTGAAAAGAGTAATCTTAAACAAACAATCGAAGTTGAACTTCCATCTGGATATACTAGAGTTCCTAACAAAGTTTTGATAAATGGTACTCGTTATACTGAAGTAAAAGTAGGTGACTTCTTAGAAGCTTATGTTGATACAACATTACTTCAACCAGGAGAAGCTCCTAGAAAACTTACAAGAATTTTAAGTAAGAGACAATATGCGGGTGACCCAACTCTTACAGAAGTTACTTGTGATGCTAGAATTAACACTTATAGTTTTGATGGTGATTTACAAACTACTAGATTTGTATCAGTTGATCAATATGCTACTACTTATAAAGCAATATCACTTAAAGGATTTAGAATTAGACAAGCTTCTCTTCCTGATGGAACTGAAGAAAGACAAAATCAAATATTGAATCTTGTCGCTAAAGGAACTCCTTTATTCAAAGCGATTACAAATAAAGAGGCTATTGACTTCAGATATTTAATTGATTCTTTTGGATTAGGTTTAACTGAAAGATCTAAACAACAATTGGTTGACATTTGTGGTGATAGATTAGACGCATTTGGTTTCATCAATATGCCATCAATGAGACAATTCAAAAACTCAAGTGGTCCATCTTTCGTAAATGCTGAGGGTGTATTACAACTTGAATTTGTAGCTAAAGGTGGTGACCCAGAAAGTAATCCTCCATTCTTATATTCATTCGGTGATGGTGCAGGAAGCACTTGTGTAGGGTACTTTATGCCTTATGTGATTGGTAATGATAATGGTAGACCAGTTGAACTTCCACCAGCAATGCATGTGGCGACAACTTATATGAGAAAACATATCTCTAATGTTACATCTATCACACCTTGGACAATCGCAGCGGGTGTTACAAATGGTAGAGTTACTAATATTCCAAGTACTGAATTGGATTTCACACTTTCTGATATTGAATATATCAATCAGGCACAGATGAATCCTATAGTATTCAAAAGAAATAGAGGATATGTAATCGAGACTGAAAACACAGCTCAAACTCTTTATAGGTCAGCTCTTTCTTACATACATGTTAGAGAGGTGTTGATTGAACTTGAAAGAGAATTATCAAGAATGTTATTAGATTTCCAATGGAAATTCAATACTCCTGATATCAGAGCTGAAATTAAGTTAAGAGCAGATGTAATCTGTGAAACTTATGTAAGTAAAAACGGTCTTTACAACTACTTCAACAAAATGGATGAAGAAAACAATACAAATGAGATTATCGATAATCAAATCGGTGTTCTTGATACCTATGTGGAACCAATTAAGGGTATGGGTATTATTGTTAATAACATTACCATCCTTAGAACTGGTGCTATCAGTGCGGGTGGATTCATCAATCCATAAATTGAAATTAAATTCAATAATAAAAAAGAGGGTTATCCCTCTTTTTTTATTCAACATAGATAGGTGTGTTTAATATATATCTAAAAAGGTATGTAATATGAATTTTGAGATTTTTAAAAGTCCAGATCCTTCAGGAAGGTTATCAAAAGAATCTTTTATTTCTAATAATTATCCAGAAGAATATATTTATATTATAGACTTTTGTAGTAAAAATGGAATGAATGATTTACCATTCAAAGAAAAAGTTTATTTAAGTGTTAATAAAATTAACAGATTACCAGTTTGTAAAAATCCTAATTGTAGTAGTTTGGTTTCTTTTAGAAATTCTACATTGGGTTATCGAGAATATTGTTCTACTAAATGTTTGAGCTCGGATCCGGATATTAAAAAAATAAAACAACAAAAATCTATACAAAAGTATGGCACAAACACACCCGCTCAATCTCAGGTTATCAAAAATAAAATTATTAAAACTAATTTAGAGAAATGGGGAGCTAATTCACCAATGTGTGATGATGGCGTTCGAAAAAAATCTAAAGAAACTCTAATTAAAAATTGGGGAGTTGACAATCCTTCAAAATCTGAAGAACTTATTGAAAAAAGAATTGAATCTTTTAAACTAAGTGATTTCAAACAAAACTTCAAAAAAACATCTATTGAGAAATATGGAGTAGAACATCCTTGGATGAATGAAGATATACACAATAAAACAATCGATTTCTTTTATCAAAACTATAGACAAAGAATTGAATCAAAGATAGATGGTGATTATAAGTTTGTCGGATTTGCCAAAGGAACGTCTACCTATTTAAACTTCTATTGTAAAAAGTGCGAATCAGATTTTGATATACTGACTTATCAGTTTTACTATCGAATTAATTCTAAGATAAGTATATGTACAAAGTGTTTCCCTATTTCTGAAAGTTCATCAGTATCTCAAATTGAACTTTATAATTTTATTAAAGAGAATTATGATGGTGAAATACTTTTAAATACTAAAGATTTTATTAATCCTTATGAGATAGACATTTATTTGCCCGAACTTAATATAGGATTTGAATTTAATGGTGTTTGGTGGCACAGTAATAAATTCAAAAAACAGAATTATCATCAAAGTAAAATACAAATAGCTGAAGATAAAGGAATAAAACTAGTAATGATTTGGGAAGATGATTGGCAAATTAAAAGAGAAATTTGTAAATCTTTTATTTTAAATAAATTAGGAAAAACAAAAAGTAGAATTTTCGCAAGAAAATGTTTAATACAAGAAGTCAATTATATGGAATCAAAAAAGTTCTTAGATGAGAACCATTTACAGGGAGATTGTAAGTCATCTATTAGAATTGGATTATTCTTCAATGATGAGATTGTTAGTCTAATGACTTTTTCAAAACTTAGATTACCTCTTCAAAGATTTGAAAAAAATAGAAATAGAAAAGATCATTTTGAATTAACAAGATTCTGTAATAGAATTGATAGTAATGTAATTGGGGGAGCTTCTAAAATGATTAAATATTTTATAGAAAAGAATAATCCAAAACAAATAGAAACCTATTCTGATAATTTAATATCCTCTGGTCACTTATATGAGAAAATAGGATTCGAATATACACATACATCAAACCCTGGATATTGGTATGTTGTAAATGGAATAAGACAGCATAGGTTTAACTGGCGAAAACAAAAGTTAATTAAAATGGGACATGATCCAAGTAAATCAGAGGAGGAGATTATGAATGAATTAGGATATTGGAGAATATATAATGCTGGTAATAAAAAGTGGATACTAAATCTCGAAAAATAATAAACTATTAATAAAATAATTCTATAATACAGAGGACTTAATAGATCTCAATATATAATAAAAAATAATCAAAAAAACAATGTCGAAGAATAATAAAAATGAAATGTCAGAAGAAGATTACTTAAAAAGACATCTTAATGATATAGATGGAAATAAAAGGAATAGTTCTTTTGATATGAATAGTGATATACCACATGTTCAACCTCAAGTCGAACAAAATAAGGTATCTGATATGCAGTATTTTAATTTTGATATAAAAGAATTACCTTGTGGTCAGTTTTATCCAACTGGTACTCTATTTATGATAAGACCAGCTCAAGTAAAAGAAATTCAAGCCTATTCAATGGTTGATGATAACAATTTTTATGACATTGTTGAAAAGATGAATGATATGATGCAGGCTTGTATCAGGATAAAATATCCAGATGGTAGAATCGGTTCTTATCTTGAAATAAAAGACCAGGATCGATTATTTTTAATATTCATGATTCGTGAGTTAACTTTTCAACAAGGAAATTACTTAGCTACTAAGAAAAGTTGCACCTGCGGTGCGGAAACATCTTTAGAGTTAAAGAGAGGAAATTTTGAATATCACCCTATTGATGATAAATTAGGAAAATATTTCAATCTATCTACTAAATCATTCAATTTTAGAACAGTTAATGGTAAAGAATTTGAATTAACCCCACCAAATATTGGATTACAAAAAGCTTTTTCTGAATATATCTTAAAAGAAAATAACGAAAAAAGAACTCCTAATTTGGCCTTCTTAAAAATTATTCCATTTATGATGAGTGGAAAAACATCAATTAGTTATGATGGTATCAAAGCTAAATTGAAAGATTTTGAAGAAATCGATGACATTTCTTTTCAATTCTTAAATGCAGCTGTTAGTAAAATGACATTTGGTATTAAAGAACTAAAGAAGAATTGTGGTGCTTGCGGCGAGGAGGTCCGTGCAGAAATGCAATTTCCCAACGGAGCGTCAGGTATTTTCGTTGTTCATGATGCCTTTGAAGCATATATTAAAGAATAAACTTCTTTTACAAAAACACTTTCATCTTCAGGAATGGGCCATGGATCAATGGCCATTCTGGATGTTCGAAGAGAATATTAATCTTGTTAACGAAATTCAAGAAGAAGAAGAAACTAAGCGTAAAAAAGATGAAGAGGCACAACAAAAAGGTATGCCAAACTTCGATGCTAACGGTATGATGAAGAGTGCATCCAATATGACAAATAACATACCAAAATACTAATTATTGAATAAAATAAAAAAACCCATCAATTGATGGGTTTTTAGTTTTAAATATTTTACTATTAGTATCCGGAAACTAAAGGTGGATTAATTGTAAAGTTTTGGTCGATATACTCATCAATGAAGTAATCATATAAGAAATCAGCTTGTGAGTTCTCAATGATGTTATTACCTGACCAATCAAGATCATAACCTTGTAATTTGGTAATTTGAACATTTTGATATGTAACCCTTCTTAATACAACACCCTTTTTATCATGTTGATTTACAATGATAGTTCCGATGATATCACTCTTGTAATGTAATGATCCATTTTGAGAGTTAAATACTAAGTCATACCAAGCTTTCATAGTGTTCCAAGTTTCCATAGAACCTTGATTATTAACATTCACCTGAATAGGAATAGAAAGTGTACCATCAGTTTTTGTAGGAGTTGATAAAAACATTCTTGTTGAATACTTGAATCTTTGAGTTTTTGCTGCAACGTCAAATTCAGTAGTCTGCATACCTATCTTTGTTGCATTTTGTAACAACAAAATTGGATCTCTTCCTTGTGCTTGTAAGATAACTGGTAAAATAAAAGTTATCTCAAATAAGTTTAAGTAAACTACTTCATCTGGTAGTGTACCTGGTCCCCCAGGGGAACCTGAATTTATGACCTGGGTAAAATGAGGTAATGGCATATATTTTTTAATTATTTTTTATAATTTATATATTTTCTCCGTTATTATCTTTAGCTGTTTTCACACATAATATGTTGTAAATAATGCCTTTTCCACTTTTTAGACTTAATAGATACCACTATGAACTGTAACTATAGGTATTGTGGTAAAGATATAAGATATGGTAGACCAGATCGTAGATTTTGTAATAAAGACTGTAAATCTAAAGAAAAGTCTATAATTAAAGAGTTAAAAGCGCTTAATAGAAAATCTAAAAAGAGTAGAGATTTTATACAAAAATCAAGAAAGAAACATAAAAATAGATATAACTATGATTTAGTATTGTATGAAAATTGCAGAACTAAAGTTAAAATAATTTGTCCAGTGCATGGTGTCTTTGAACAAACACCAGACGCTCATCTTTATTCAGGTAGAGGTTGTGAAAAATGTGCCAGAGAGGCAAGAAGAAAAGATTAATTCAACCATACTGAATTTTACAATATAATACTATATGAGTAAAATTTACATGATCGGAGATAGTCACATTGGACTTGGATTTCCAAATAGCGTAGATAAATGGTTTAAAGTTCATAAAGAGTATTTTAGTGAATTTTTGATACCTTTATTAAAAAGAGAAGTTAAATCGGGTGATATAATTGTTCATTTGGGTGATTTGTTCGACAATAGAAATGTGATTCCTATCAATTTACTTAACTATGGAATGGATATTGTAGAAGAAATATCTAAAATTGCACCATTTCATATTATAGTTGGTAATCATGATCTTTGGTCTAAAAGTGCAAGTGAAGTTAATAGTATTCGTCCATTCAAATGGATTCCAAATGTTTTTGTACATGATACTGTTACAAAGATAGATTATAATGGTTTGAAACTTTTATTGATGCCTTATGTTGAGAAGAGAGTCGAACAGATTAAATGGATACAAGATAATAGAGATTGTCACTATCTTTTTTGCCACTCTGATTTAAATGGTGCTAAAATGCATTTAACATCTGTTGCTCATAAAAATCCTGATAAAATTGATGTCGAGGAGTTTTCAGCATTTAAAAAGGTTTACAGTGGTCATATTCACATTGTCTCTGATAACAGTCAGAAAAACTTCAAATTTGTTGGTTCCATTTTTCAAATGGATAGAAATGACACCGGAGACCAAAAAGGTATTTTTGTTTTAGATACTGATACCGGTGAAGAAACATTCTTCCCAAATAAGATATCTCCTATTTTTAAGAAATTTAGAGTTGTTAAAGAAGAAGATGTGGATAGATTAGATGAGATAAAAGATACCAAAGACTATGTTGACTTACAAATTTCTAATAATCTTTTAATTAGTAACAGAAAGCTTCGTAGAAAACTTGAAGTGATGTTAGAAAAAGGTAACTTTGCCTCTGTTGAATATATTGATGATATTACAAAAGAGTTAGTTGATGGTGAAGAAGTGAATGAATCTTCAACAGTCGAAGTTGATGAGAATGGAATTGAAATCTCAGTTCAATTAGAATATGAAGACTATATAAAAGAGTATATTCTTAAACAGAAATACGACAATGATAAATTTAAATCAGGTGTTATTTCTGAATTTGATGAAGTGATAAAAATTTACACTGACAATTACAAGTCTTCAACAGATTAAAATTTCAATTCACTCACATCTTTTGCTCTACCTGTAGAAGGATCTCTTGAATTAATAATTTTATTCGGATTGATTCCTGGTCTAGTTGTTAGATAAAAACCATTTTCTAATTCTCCCTTTACACCTAGTAGATTTAGTATTTCTTTAGGACTATTGTGCTTTGAACTAATCAACATTTGCTCAACATTTTCAGCCGTATACATCTTATTATCTAAATCCGGTTTGTCTGTAGCTTGAAACCATCTGCAATACTGATACATTCCAGAATCCTCATTATTAACATCTATTCGTTCGGATTTATTTTCACTATTTACTCTACTATCAATATTTTTCAGATACCAATCTAATGGTGTGAATATTAGATAATCTTCGATATTACCAAACACTTTGAATTCTTTTATTCCTGTATCTACATCATCAAATACTATCGTTTTGGCTTTCGAAAAGTAAGCAACCCATGCCATTCCAAATCTTCTACCATCATGGCCATCTTTTTGTTTGCTTTTTGCTTTTGGATCTGGATCAGTTAAATATCCTATATGTGGTCTTATTTCTTCATATTTCTTTTTTTCCTCATCAGAAGCAATTTCTTGCCATTTTTTGAAATCGTCTTTGTAGATTTCTATCAACCAAGGATTATCTTTAAAGCTATTAGCAGAAAGTTTGGCTAATTCAGGCAAACCATTTTCTGATATCATCTCCATTAATTTTTGAAAAATTAAATCGTTGCCTTGAAAATTATCTGTACCTGTTAAGACCTTATCTGCCTCTGGATTTTGATACCAATGGACAATTTTAGTTGGCGCTAAACTTTTTGAATCGGTTGCTAAATAAGTTTTACCAGAAGCGCTTGGTCCAGATAGCAAAATAAACTTTTTACCTTCAACTCCTTCTTTTAGTAGTTTAATAAAACTTTCGTATAACTTTAAGTATTTCATAGTTTTGTTTTTTTTTTTCTGTATTATATATTAATTTTTATCCTATAAATTTTTCTAAATATACCAAACCTAACTTATTACTTCGATTCCTTCCTGGCCGAAGACGAAGACTTCTCGACCCCTGAAGATGATAGCAGTGTCTTCCGAGATGCCCAATCCTATCTTCCCAGAAGTAAGACCGACTGCTATCTTCAGGCGAGAGATTCTACCTCTTTCTCTAAAATGAGTGTCTACTACGATGTCTGGCAACATAGATAGACCCTTTTTCATGAGGGGTATACTTTTGCCACCTGCTATCATCTCTCCGGATAGGGCCATAGCACCAGCAGAAGTACCTACCACAGCCATTCCTTCTGAAAATCGTTGCTTCATTCTACTCAGGAAGGAAGTTCCCAGGTAACATTCAGTTATTCTCGATTGATCTCCTCCCACGAAGAAAATTGTATCAGCAACATCTAGCTTTTTCAAGTTCTCTTCGGTGTCAACCTCGGAGGCAGTTGAAGTGTGTAGAAAAGTTGTGATGCATCCCAATCGGTTAAAAATAGGGAGGTATTTTCTTTCAGCATCTTCTTTGTGGGCAGTGGCTGTAGTCACGACCAAAAGATTAGCAGAACCCAGTCCATTGATAACAAGCTCTAAGCACTTCTCGGATTCAGATCCACCCACTAGAGCAAATGTCTGACCATTTCTCAAGTACGGTGCGATCATGTCTTCGTACTTCAGGTTGAAGCTCTCCACCAACCAGTCACCAAAGTTTTTAATAAGCATTCTTGAGGTCTTTCTTTTCATGTTCTATATCGTACCTTTTGTGTCTAAAACCTGATTGTGTCAAATAGTTTTAAGTACCTCATAACTTCTGTAATTTTATTTTCAAATCACCGGTTCCTTTTATTAGTCTATGATAAATACCCATTGGTATAAAAACTTCTCCCCTTATTTGTTTAGGTAATTCATTATCAATTTGAATCATCCAATCTGTTTCACCGATAGATTCAATTATACGATTTTCAAAATCTCGATGCCACATAAATTCACCAGAATCTGTATCTTGTTTGAACTCTCTGATAAATGTATTATCACTTAATTTAGTTTCTTTAAATGGTAACATATTTTTATTTATTATATAAACCTAGATAGTATTTTAATTTCTGAGGAAATTCCGTTCCCGCTGCTTTTATCTTTTGATACAATTCATCAGACATATCTTTATGTCTTTTACGAAACTCATCAGGAGACATAAACCATAAATATAAATTCAATTTTTCTTTGGATCTTTCTACCATGTCTATTTCACGAAGTTTTTTCAAATCCATTTTGGTTTCTCCTGGGTATTTTTTTGAGTATAAATAAGCGAATTGTTTTGCATGAGAATCTACTTCCTTTTTTGATGCTAAGTATGAATATCCTTCATCTTCACCTGATTTAAATCCTTCTTTTTCTATATTTGCAATATGTTGAACCTCATGTTGTAAACTCGATTTTAGGGCATCTACTGGATAATTAAATAATTTAGTAGTTCCTATTTCAATGCCTTCGGTTCTTATAGGATCATTTTTTGATTTTATTGCAGCTCCTTCACTCTTTGGTATCAAACGTATAAAGAAATCTTTTTGCAGAGATTTAAATGATTTCTTAATAATTGGATCAATCTGGTCAAAATCAGTTAATAAAGTAGCTGGCTCTGATGATAATCTTATATTTTGATAAGGTTTATAATGTTTTTTTATAAACTCACTTATACTTAAATTTCCTGGATTTTTTTGATAATAAATTGAAATTTGAGACTTGAAATCTAAAAGCACATCTCTAAGGAATTTATAAATCAATTTTATAGATTTATTTTCATCTTCACTTAAATATTCAGCATTTTCGAATAGACTGTATGTTTTTAGATACTTCATAACCAATTTATTTTTTACCAGAATCCCGGATAAGTTTTTCCGCCCCACAAATGTCCATATTTATTTATGCGACATGCCCAGTATCCAGCCTTTGTCTTATCCTTCTTTGTAGAACATTTATGACGAGCAGCAAATGACTTTCTTGCCTTAGGATTGCTCACCTTAGCAGTTAATCCACCGTGAACATCACCAAAAGAAATCTTTTTAACCTTACCAGTTTTAGGATTCTTTACATAAACTTGATATTTTTTAGTACCACCACGCATTGGATAATTTAACTTAACTTTTTTACCCTTATATTCCGCCTCATTTACTTCTTCTATATTTTCCATAGGTAAATCCAAAGGAACCTTTTTCCCATTAAAATAACCAAAGTTACCTATCTCGGTCTCTCTGTATAATGATTCATCAATACTACAAAGTTTTATTTTACCAGAATCATATAATCTTCTAGCTTCTGTTAAAACATTAAAGAAAGATTTTGAACCAGGTCTAAAAATACTTTCTGTTATTGGTTTGTTGTTGGTTAAGTGCCATTTTAAGTTCTCCGATACTTCAGGCATTGAGACAAATTGAACTTGTAAGTCACCACACTGACAGTCATCACATCCACAATCACACTCAGAGTCTCCTGTGCAATCATCACAACAACCACATCCTTCACCTTCTTCATATTCTGATTCAAATTCATCATCATCATCATCATCTTCATATTCACCGATTTCAAATTCGTTTTCACATTCCATATTTTCAACATTATCAATATTGATGGTTATGAATGATTCAAATTTTTCAACTTTATTTTTCTTAAGATTATTTAATTCTTTTTCATCGTGTTCAACAGGTTCAGTTTTGATACCTAATCCCATGATTTCTTCTTTCTCATTTTCTAAAGATTTAGCTGAGAATCCAAAGTCTTCTTCTTTAACTTTTTTTTCTTTCTTCTTTTCGTTGAATTTTCTGAGATGTTTCATAGTTATTTTTTAGTTTTTATAAGATATTTCTTTATAAGTAGTTTCCAAACAGGTTCTTCTCTATCACCAATTCTCATTATTTCTTCGTTTCCAGCTCTTAAGTTTATTGAGTGAATTAGAGTTCTGATGTTGAGGTCAAATTTCACCGGATAGTTATCAGTAACATAAATTAGGTATTCTAAAGCTTCTTCTTTTAGTTTCATATCTAATTCTGGTGATATTCTTGACATAATCTCTTTCATTCTTGAAATGATTTCTTCTTTGTTAAGATTTACATCAACATGTAGAGACCTAGAAAGAATTGCGTCATCGAATTTCTCTTCTGCTAAATTAGAAATGAAAATCACCTGACCTGAAAATTCGAATCTGTTAGGTAACATTCTTCCCTCTTTTTCTTCATATTCTTGTTGAATTTCTAAATCACTCATACCTGTTGAGTCAAAAGTGTTACCTTTTGTCAGTTTAGATAGTTCTCTTACTGGATAAGTATCTAAAGCTCCTTTAAGTAAGTTTACTGAATCGGCATCTTTTAGAACAGCATCACAATCATCAAAGATGATTAACTTATTTCTGTGTTTGAATAGGACTTCAAATAGACCAGCTGTTGTAATGGTGCCTGTTGATTTATAATAGTGAACATCTGGTTGCATTCCAATAGATCTTAGCGTGTCTGTTACAACTGAAGTTTTACCAACACCCGCTTGTCCACTTACAATTAGAGAATTACTTTTACCTCTTGCAACTTGTATTGTGTATAATTCAATAGCTTTGAAAATATCAATTTTAAGATCTTGAACAGTTATTTTATCTGATTCTTTTTCAGCCTTGTCTGTGGTTGCAACAATTGCTCTTAGTTGTTCAATTCTTCTTTCAATTTTTTCAACGCTAGTTGGAGACTTTGCTCTTTTTCTTTTCTTTTCCCACTCTTGGAGCTCTTCTTTTGGATCATAAGTTTCTTGTAGTTCTGTTTCTTCTACCTTTTGAATCATTGATTCCGGATTATTGAAGAAGTCTACTACAAAAGGTAAATGTTTAACAATTGATTCATCTTTAGGTATAAAGAGAGTAAATTCTGGATTCTTCTCAAATTCAAAATTCAACCATAAATCTATTGAATGTATTACATTTCTAATGTCATCTTCTTTCCAATTTATTCTAATGGCCTTTGTTGTTTTAAGAGAAATAAATAATTGACCTCTTAGAAAGTCCATTCCTTTTTGAATAAAGAATATTTCGTTATATGGATATAAATCATTTCCAGTCTTTCTTTCGATAAATTCTGTTATTTTTTGTATAGCATCTTCTTTATCCTTGGATAGAAATGCCTCTAAAAATAGTTCGTATTTTTTTAAGATTTTCATATGTTCATATATATTAATTTTGTGGACTAAGAAATGTAAAATTAATATATAATGAAAACTTGTAGATTAATTAGATGTCTAACCATAAAAACCTTGTATTCTTTAACAAAGAAGGAGATTACTTAAATTTCAATTATAGTGAAGCTAATGATAGATTTGAAGGTGATATTCTCTTTCATGAAAGTTCATCAGACACATACAAAACTGCTGGACTTTATATGCTTGAAAGCGTTCCTTCTATTGATTATGAAGTTCCGGGTGAATTAGGATTATTAAAATTTCAATTATTTAATGAATATGGATTGCATTTTTATGCAGCAAAATCTTTCACACAGTCGATTACAAAAATTGAACCAATCAACAATGACTCTTCTTTTTATTCTAAATGGATTTATGGTATTGATTTTGAATCAAAATTTCCTATAGGAAGTATCATCAAATTTGATTCTGTTTATTTAGAGTTCACCGACCTCAACAAAACTTATTGTGTAGTTGGTTCAAAGAAAAATGCTATCATGATTATCAGTGAAATTGATAATGCTAGCTTTGAAAGTTTATATTATACTACATATACTGATGTGACTACTTATGTTAATAAAACCATTTCAGGTGCTAATTTAGTCGGTGTTTATAATTATATTGATAATTCCTTTAATAATAATTTATCTGGATGGTCTGAACCTGATTTTTATGATAAGTATTATATTGGGAAAAAATTAAATATAGTTGGTAGTGAAAACAATGATGGAATTGTTACTGTTACAAATGTCGATGTTACTGACCAAGTTCATTTTGAATATTTTGTGTCGGATTCTAGCTTGCCAATTGGAACTGACATATTGATAGAAGTTATCACTAAAACCGATCTTCCTAAAATTTATGAGTCTGGAATTACAATTACTGGTGATAATAAGATAAAGTTTGACACTGCTTATCTTTTTCCAAGAATTCTCAAACCAGGAACCGAATTTAAAATTACAGGATCTGTATTCAATGATATCTTTTTTACGGTTTCTGATGTGACTGTATTTGAATCAGTAAATGTTACCAAATTCTATAGCTTAGGTGAACAGGTTTATTATAATAATTTACTTTTTCAATGTATTCAGGCTTATACACACAGTCATTCTTCTGACCAGACAAGAAATGTTACTCCTTATAATACAAATTATTGGAGTAAACCGGATTATGTAACTGTTGACCAGTCAACAACCTCTGAAACAATACTTAATGGTCAAGTTTATCTTACATCCGATAGATATTATTTTGCATATGGTTACACATATAGTCAATCGGTTACTTTGGCTTCTGCTGCTGAAAAGTTCAAAAATGATTTATTAGCTTTCAATATAGATTTATTTTATTTAAATGGAAAATTAAAGGCAGACTTAAAGTATCCATCAAAATATAGTGAGGTTAATTTTTATCATACCCAAAAAGGCCCAACTTATTCGATTGGTGGTTATTTTCAAACTAACGAAAGAATGGTTCAGGTTAGAGAAAATTTAAATTATGAATTAAACTATAATTACAGTAGTAATTTTAAATACAACATAGTTTTCACAGATATAGATGAGTTTGGTATAAAACTTATATTGAATAAACAAGTTTATGAGGAAGAAATCTCTTATGTTTATACTGGATTAGTAATTGATATGCCAAGAACTATAGATAGGACTTTGAGAAATTGGCTATCTAGAAATTATATCAGGTTATATGTTCTCGGAATAGAAGCTGAACTGGCTTATATTGGTAGTTTTTATTCGCCTTTTTATAATGCTATAAAATTAAAAACAACCTATCCTAATGTTCCTCTAAATATCAATAATGTGTTGGTTGGATCAACCGCTGATTATCATATTGAACACTCAAGAGTTATGTTTTATGATTTGGGACCTTATCTCAATCTTAACATAAACGGAGATGATTATGGTATATCTACGGTTTATGGTACTGGGTCTATTCCAGATGTTTCCTCAACTCTTACTAATTGGGTAAATGAACATGGTGAAATACTTGCTGAGTATAAAATTATAGTTAAAAACTATAATAATCTTTTGAAGTTTGATGTAAAAGAAATGGATAGAAGATTAGATTATACAATCAGTACTGGTAAATTGAAAATTCCTGGAATCAATGATTATGTAATTACTGATAAATTACCAGGTAGTCTTGGTATGTTAATATCTTCTAATCAGATTACATTGACAGGTACTGGAGACTCATCTTTTGAACTAGATGGATTTGCAACTGGTATGGTGGTTACTATTAATAATACTTTTTATCCTTATAATAATCAACAATATAATATTCAATTTTTAGATCCTCTTGTTATGGATTTGAGCTATGAGGGTCCTTTTTGGTCAATTGGTGATGCAATTTGTAACTCATCAGCTTTTGTTACTTTGGCTTTCAATTTAGGATTTGGTCAAACTGGTTGTCAACCCATAGTTGGTCCAACTGGTGGTACTGGTTCTGGAGGACCTTTTGATCCGACTATGTTTAGTCTTTCAATGTTTAGTTTGAGTTATAATCCAAATGTTTATACACTAAATACTTATAATTTGAATGCTTATCCGGGTGTTACAGGATTGGTTGATATAATCTATATTCAGTTATCTGAGTCAATTTATGGATTTGGAGACAATGTTGTTGTACTAGATTCGTATAGTGGTGATTATATAACGACTGTAAATCTTCCAGGAAATACACAAAGTATAGAAATAGAATTTAACACTGTAAATAATTATTTGTATTGTCTATCTGAACAACAAATAAATGTTGTGGATCCATTACTCAATACTTTAGTTACTACTATTTCTCTTACAAGTTCTAATCCATCAGCTCAAGCATTTGATATGTTGGTCAATCCATTGAATGGTGATGTTTATGTTACATATAAGAATTGGGCTAGAGTAGATATTTTTGCATCTAATAACCTAACTAGTTCTCCATCGGATTTTCTTTCTACATCCTCTGTTAACTTTCCTGTATCCGCGACTCGAACCGGTAAGATGGTTTACAATGAGTTTGAAGTTGATATTTATATTACTACGGATGTTGATACTGTTTTGAGAGTCAATGGTGGTGGTGTTAGTAATGGAACAAATAGAACTATACAGACTACGTTTGGTATACCTGGATTAACACATTCTATTTTTTATGAGCCTGTGAATGAATCAATCTATGTTTATGGTGGTTCTAGTTTATGGAAAATTGATAATGGTGTCACACAATCTATACCTTCTATATCTACTTATGGTTTTAATGATATACTTTTCAACAATCTAACAGGTGTGATGAATGTGTCTGATACATCTACTAACTTTTCTAGATTAGACCTTAATACTAATGTTGCTAATCAAACATCGGTCTCAAATTATGGTTACATAGAGTTGAATCAGTTTGATGGTGATGTTTATTTATCATCTCAATCTTTAAATAACATCATTGTTGTAAAATCTACTGATGGTACTGTAATTCAAACACTACCAATGGCCGCACAAACAACAAGATTAGTTTATAATCCTGATAGAAAATCAATATGGGCTATTCAACCATCATTAAATAGTGTTATTGAGGTTCAAGTTCAGTTGAACAGTTTGATTAATATTTTGCCTGCTACTTATTCACAGCTTGAGGATAATCAATATGGTACATTATCTCCGGATTATGTTCCTAGACAAAATCTTTGGTTGAAAACCGATGAGTATCTTAGAAGACCGAGAGAAAACTTTGAAGGGGAAGTTTCTGTTAAATACTATTATAAATGGTTATCTGATAATATTCCTATGTTTTTCCTTTATGATATAAGTGGAGAACAATTGCCAACTACAGGACCTTATGCGTATACTGGTCAGAAACCGCTCGAAAATCCATCACTTAATAGATTGCCTAATAAAGATGTTGAGAAAACTGGTGATTCAGAGTATCAACAAACAATTTTTGATAAAGTTGAGTATACTTTAAGTTATCTTGATGATGAAGATGATGTTACTATTGAAGTAACACCTATAGAGACTTTTATTGGGTTTAAATCAGATGAGGAAGGAGCTTTTAGATCGATTCTTCAATTATATAAAAAAGAGGATATTGAAATAAGTTTTACTGCTAGCGCTACTACTTATTTAAAGTTTGAAACGGTTGATATAGAAAATTTAACCGGTGATAAAAAAGGAATTATCACTTTGGTTTCTGATTCAGAGACTTTTACTGGTAAGGGACTTAAAAACGGTCAGTGGATTGCTATCTATGTTAAAGATACGATTAATGTAAAAAATCAATATATTTCTGAAAATAATGGTATTTTAGTAAAAATACGTGAGATATATACAAAGTATATTATAATAGATTTTTTCAACAACTCTGTTGATTTTCTTGTTAGTGAAAATACTAGAGTTTTGGATTATCCATCTATATCAAATACTACGTATTTGATTACGACAATTAAAGTTATTGATAAGGAAATAGGTAGATTCTTCACTTATGGACAGACAGAGATAGAAGATCCTAGATTTAAAATTGAGCTATCAAATGTTGGTAAATTAATCGCTCCAAATGAAGTATTTATTTTCAAAGATTATGATATATTTGAAGGTGCTACTGACTGGACTTTCTTAAATGCTAAAAGAAAAGAGATGTTGATGATGAAAAATTTAATTTTTCCATATATCGGCGCTTACAAATCTCTTATAAATTCTATAAACTATTTTGGATATAATGATCTTCAATTAAATGAGTATTATAGAGATATAAATACAAGTTCTCCAAATTTTGGTAAGTTATTTAAGGTTGAAATTCCAGATATCTTTGATAATACTGTTGAAGGTTGGAAAGAGACCGATTTCATAAAAGGATTCTCAACAGATAACTATGAAGTTACTAATTCATTCAACCTAACTTATTTTATAACTGATAAGGACGGTAATAATATATTGACATATAGCTTAGATGAAATAATTATAAAACTCCAGGGACTAAAGTATTGGTTAAAGAGAAATATTATACCAATAACTCATAAAATTTTAGATATAACTGGTAGAGCATATAACAGTGGTTCTAACTACATCAAACATCGTGTTCAGGAGATTAGAGTTGTTAATATGAAAGATAGTATGACTCCTATAACTTTCAACATGAATGAGACATACTTAATGCCTGTAAATAGCGGATCAACAGTTTATAATTGCGTTGTTGACTTCTATAGTATAGTTCCTTTGCCTATGACTCAGAGTCTATATGATGTAATGGATTCAAGAAATTCACCTATTTACAACTCACCACGAGAAAATAAAATAATACCTAAGCCTTATTCTGGTCAATCTGTTGATTATCCTGATTATTTCAATCTTAAAATAAGAACATATAAAACATATCCGGAGTGGAATCCATTTCAAACATATGATTTTGGAGAAAATGTAACTTATTTTGGTTCTGTTTATCAGTCTGCTACACAATCTAATAAACTTAAGAATCCTCGAAAATATGATGATGTTCAAACATTTCAGTCAACAAATAGATATACCGTTGCTGAAGTTGTAAGGTATAGTGATGAGGTTTATGTTTTTTCTGGACTTGGTTCTACATATTCTGCTACTCAATCAGCTCCTACGCCACTTATAGACTCATCTAATTGGTTAAGAATTACTGAGTGGAAAAAGATTAATTTACAACCGGTTCAATATATAACTGAATATAGAAAAGGAAATGATTTGAGACCATTTAATTTTTCAATAGATTCTAATATTGACCCTTTTTGTGTTATAGAATTGACTACTGATAATGGTTATGGATGTGTTTACACACAGAAAAAGAACTATGAAATAAGAGGTCTTAAAGATATTACTCAATCACTTAATCCAGTTGATCCAATTGGTCCATTTTCTCCAATCGCACCTGTTTATTAAACAAATAAAAAAACCTCTGATTTTTATCAGAGGTTTTTAAAGTTTTGAATTAAACTTCTTCTTTTTTCTTTGATTTAGAAACTTTTGCCTCTATAACTTCTTCAGAGTTTTCGATACGTCCTTCGATAGTGACATTGTTATCAAAAGTTGAAACCCAATCTTGGATATCTTTAGAAAGTTCTTTTCCAGCGTTATCATAGTAATTAAATATTTTACTTATGGATCCTATTCTTTTTAGAATATTTGCGAATGTGTATGCATCTCTTGTAAGACCTTTGATTTTATGCTTAGAAATTAAGTGATAGATATAAGTGATTTCGGTTGCATCAACTGGTACAATGATTAAATCTTTATCATTTGTGAACTTTAAACTTTTCATACTACCCATTAAGTTTGTTAACTCTATTGCGAAGAAAACAGTGTTAACATCATATTCTAATTTAGAGATGATTAGGTCTGTTATAAACTTAAATTGTTCTTTATTTAAATGGAAATTGTATTTTGTATCTCTCAATTCAATGATGAAATTTCTCCATAACTCTTGAGCGTTTTTATAAAGTTCGTCTTTTTCTTTATCTGATTTATTTTTACCGCTGTTTTCTTTCATATAATTATCAATCTCTTGAATTTTTGTATCCAATGAAATTTCATAATTTGCGTTTATTATAAGATGATTAATTTCATCTTCGATGAAAGATACTTCTGGTTTTACTGTATTAGTTTCAATTTTTGTCATATTGTTGTTTATTATTTTTTATCCGTTAATTTTTGTTGGTTGTTGTTCGTATAAGCTTATCAAAGTTTCTAACTTATCTTTAGCATCGGTGTATTGTGAAATCCATTTATCATGTTCAGTTAATAGGTCTGAGTGTTCTCCGATAGCAGCTAAATTTGTATTTGAAAAGTAAAGTGTGAGATTTGCTTTGGCTTCTTCCATTTGAAATTCATATTTCTTTTTAAGCGCTGAAATATAATTTTGTCCGTGATTTGGTAGGTTCATATTAATTTAAATTATTTTTATACAATAAACTCTTCATCTTGAGCTGCATCTTTTTGTTGTTCTTTATATAATTCCTCTACTTTATTAGCTCTTGCTACCTTTTCTACTCCGTATTTATTAACTAATGAGGAGAAAGTGTTAAGGTCGGTTTTTACTAATTTTATTTTACCGGTCTCAATATTCATATTGATTTTATCAATTTCTTGCTCGAAAAGAATTGTAATTGATTCTTCATCAAATGCTGCCAATATATCCTCATTTATTGTTACTAATAAGTCTTTCTGTGTTATGAAACAGTAGTTTGGTGCAATTAATTTAATTTTGATTAGTTCCTTCTGTTTTTCATCGCCAAGAAATTGAAATTTAATTGAAACTGGAAACGTTTTTTTGTTAAAAATCTCGTAAAATGTAGAGATAGTGTCTTCCGACAATTGATAAAAATTATCCATTTTATTTTTTTTTATTTTTATACGATTAAGATGATGGTAAGTTTTACAATATTATTAAAAATAAAATAGTAAGAATCATTAATAATGTTGGAATTACTTTATAGTAAATATTGCTATAGTATTTGTGGCTTTTGAATTGTGAAAATCCTATAACTATTAAGTATGAAAATTTATCTACCTTTTTTATTTCATAAACTTCATACAATTCTAATAATTTTTTCGCATCTAAGAATTGAGATAACTCTTGAGTATATTGTCTAGTAAAATTCTCAGATATTCTATCAATATCTGACTTTTTAAGCGAATATGATTCTCCAATTAAAAATTCAGGTATGTTGAGAACAGTATATAATCTATATGATCTATCAATCCTTATATTAAATTGCTTTGATAATTCGTCTTCAGAAGATTTTACAACTTTTTTGAATTGTCTGAAAAGTTTTATTTTTTTTAATAAAGATATATTTTTCATCATTTACTTATATCTTTTTAATTAATTAAAGTTTAAGAGTCATGTCAGGACCAAAATTTTGACTTGCTAACCATTCGTCTATACCACTAGTATTATAATTGATAGCTTTTAACTGAGTAATAATTTGATCTAGTTGGTCTTCTGTCTTACTTTTCTTCACTACTCCTCCAGTTACTGCTGACTTTTTTTCTCCTTGTTCTCCACCTTTTTTGTCACCTACCGATGGTCTCGCCTTTTTATCCGCTTCTATTAATTTAGAGAATACCGAAGCTTTGGATTCCAATACCGACATCACCCTATCGAACATCTCTGCGTCCATACTGGCTAATACCGCTATGTTTCCTGTTAATCTTCTTATTATTGAAACTTTCTCACCATCAATTGAAGATAAAGCATTTCCAAATCTTTGTAATGATCTTGCTAAAACGTCATAAGCCATAGCGATTTTTACCATACCATCTGCCATCTGAGATATTGGATCTTGACCCACTAGTCTTTTTAACATTCCTCCAATACCACCACCTTGTTGCATCTTTGAGAATTGTTGAGCTATATAAGCAAAGGCTAGAATGTTAGATCCAACATTTTTCATATAATTTGGATCGATTTTCATTTCGAAGAACTTTCTTCCTGTATAAAGAATTTTTGCAGTTTGAACTAAAGACGCTACTGTTCTCGCTACAATACCCACATCAGTTTCTTTTGTAACTGTTACTTGTTCTGTCACTTTACCACTCAATAATCCTCCTAATCCTGCAACTTTTGTTTTCTTTTCTGTTGTCGTTAGTAAAGCCTCGAGTTGTTTTACTAAAATCGCATATCCTATTGCCGTTACTGATATATTACCTATCCACGTTGCTGGGATCGTAGCTTTGAATGCTTGTTCGGCCTTCTTTATCATCAATGCGATATTTGTAACTGATAAAAACACCGCGTTCATAAGTGATGCTGATAATGTGAATCCTGCAATTCCTCCTTTTTGTTTTGATAGTAATCCAAATAAAGAGTTAAATTGTATTACTGTCGTTCCTATAGCTTGGCCCCATTCTTTGGTCGGATAGTTTTTGAAATCGGGTTTAGATTTACCTGGTATTAAAACTCCACCAGCTCCTAATGTATATCCATTAAGTAACTGTGCTGTTTTAACTATAGCATCAGACATTTGTAAGATACCCATTTTCATTTCCGCGATGACTTCTTTTCCACTTGTGAACCATCCCTTTCCTTGTAATGCTGCAAATACCGGAGCGAATGCATTTAATGCCGCACCTACACCCTCACCCCATTCTTTTGCTGGATAACTTTTACTCCAAACAACACCTTTTAGTTTAGTTGGGTCTCCAAAGTATCTTGCTGCCTCAACTATACCTTCACTGATTGCAATTATTGCGCCTTTCATTGCTGCCGCATCTACTCCTTTACCACCAAATAAACTTATTATTGATCCTTGTGATAGTATTGATAATACTGGAGCGAATGCTCCTATTGCTGTTCCAACACCCTCAGCCCATTCTTTTGTTGGTGCTTTCTTCCAAACTCCTTTATTTTTTGGACTTGCAAATAGTTCAGCTGCGGTCATAATACCTCCTGATACGGTAACTATTGCCTTGGCAAAATCATCTGGTCCAATACCGCCACCACCGAATAATTTCATTACACCATTTGCCATTAACATACCATAGATTGGTGAAAATGCTCCTAAAGCGATTGCGATACCTGTCGCCCATTCAACTGTTGGTCCTTTCTTATATTGACCTTTTGCTAAAATAAATGAAACTCCCACTATTGTCGCAGCTATCTGAAGCATCATTTTCTGAGCTTTCTCAAATGGATCTTCCGCTCCAAAGAACTTCATTACACCACCTGCTAATCCTAATACACCTAATGCAATTATAGCAGGTACAAATGCTCCGTATAATAAAGCTACTGACATTGCCCAAGGAAGCATTCCCTGAACATTATATTTTCCTTTTATTAAGATGTGTGATGCAGCTACTATTGTTCCTGCTACAACAAGTATTGCACCGAGACCCGCTGCAAAAATTAAGGCCTGTGGTCCAAATACAGCTAATCCTAATACAAATGCTGCAATACCAAATGCTGCTAAAGAGGCACCTACTCCTAACACCCACTTAAGACCTGGATAATTACCATATTTTCCAGCGTTTAGTATGTGTGATGCCACTGTTATTACTGCGGCGATAATTAGAATTGCTAGTCCACCTTTTAGATATGTCATTGGACCACCCAGTGTGTTCAATATCTTAGCTACTACTCCTATTACAACTGCAGCTATGCCTAAAATTACACTAAAGAATAAAAGTTTGAATAGTCCCGCAAATGACATACTTTCAAAAAACTTCATAGCTTTCGATAGAATAAGTGCTGATATTGCTAAGGTTATTGCTAATATTGTAAAGAATACAGGCATTTTTATAATAGCTCCCCAAGAAACTTTTTCAATAATTTTACTTGCAATTCCGAATATTATACCTAAAATTCCAAGAACCGCACCTAAGACTAAAATTCTTAACATAGTAATGAAGTCTATTTGAAAAAATGCTTGACTTTTATATAAAATAAACGCCGAAGCAGCTATAGATAAAGTTATTAATGTGAAGAATAATGGTAGAAGTAAGACGTTTTTCCAAGTTATATTTCCTATAATTTTAGTAGCGATTCCAAATATTACACCTAAAATACCTACTACAGCTCCAAGTGCTAAAATTCTCAACATTGTAATCCATTCTATATTAAAAAATTCTCTCGATATCCAGAAAATATACGCTGATGCTGCTATAGCTAATGATATCAGTGTAAAGAATGCTGGAATTTTCGGAACATCTTTCCAATCCATCTTTCCAAGTGCAGTAGCTATTCTTTTTATAGAAAATGATAGAACAAAGAATAAAGCCGCTATCATTATAGAACCTATAAATGCTTGAATTCCTATTGGTTGAACCATTCCTAAGAATTTAGATGATGCCCACATTGCTATTGAAAATGCAACAAATACGAATGGCATCATAAATGATGCTATCATTGCATCTTTTGGACTTAATCCTTCAAATGATTTAAGGATTTTTCTTAATCCAAATGCAGCCACTGTAAATATTGCAGCAATCATTATTGATGATATTGCTTGCATTAGTCCTATTGGTTGAACTTTACCCAATATCATTGATGACCACCATATACTAACTGATAATGAAAGAAATACAAGAGGTAACAATAAAGCTGTTTTCAAAACGGTACCCATGCTTAGTTTTTCTTTTTCAAACATACCGACTATTTTAACTAACGCTCCGCTCGCGACTGCAAATACACCCGCAATTACAATTGCGGTCAATGCTTGAGTAATTGATATTGGTGTTATCATTGATAAAACCTTAGAGGATAATGCAATACCTATAGACATACCTATCATAATAAGTGGAAGAGCTACTGATGCTTTTAAAATCATACTCCATTCAAGAGAAGTTGTCTCAATTACTTTACCATCTGGCATTTTAACCTTGGTTGGTTTTGTCATTGCTGCTATCATATTTCCCAATGATGGTCCAATAAACATAAACATGAAACCTATAAATATAGCAGTCATTCCTTGTTGAATTGTTATTACTGATGTTTTTGATAATAAGAATGATGATAACATTACAGCTCCTGACATTAATACCATTGCCATTGATGTGTCTATAGCTTCTTTTCTCGTTATTTTCAATTTTGCAATTTTTTCAAATGCTACTCCAATTAATACTATGGCTATTCCTAATCCAATTACAGATATAAAATCAATTTTACCAACAAGTTTGAATGCCATTCCTATAGCCAATACTGCAACTGCAATCAATAAAATGGTCGCAACTCCCTTTTTAATAGAACTTTCCTTTTTAGGATCACTTTCTAAATCACCGGTTTTCTTATCACTTTCTTTCTTCTTAGACATTTCTAAGATAGTTTTCTGTTGCTTTAAGATTTCCTCTGTATCTTTTTTGATACCTTTTACTCCAATATTAATTTCTTTGATTTCTTCGATGAAGTTTCCACTCTGAAGTGCTTTAGTGACATCAGAATTTTTTTCACCGCCTTTTCCTTTTTCCGCCATTAACTCACCAATCTTTTCAAGAGCGGTCGAAAGATTGTCAAGTGCTTTGAGTAGTTGCTTATCCATACAAAACTTTTTACTTAAGGAGTATATATAAAATAAGGCTATGTTTCTTTAATATATACTAATATGAAACTAACTAAGATTATTAAACATTATTTGTTGGGTAAATCCGTAAAAGAAATGGAAATGAATAGAATTTTAGAAAAAATATCAAGCAAAAAGAAGTTAAGTGACAGAGAGAAAAATTTCTTAGAACTTTATCAATCAACTCGTGATGAAGATTTAAAGGATTATGTTTATCTTTCTAAAAACTCTACTTTTTCTAAAGTAAGTCAATTACTTGAGAATGAAAAGAAGGTTATATGTGATTTGTGTGATAAAAACGGTAAAATTGGTCTACAAATTATTTCAATAGAAAATCAATTCGAAACCGAAAAGTGTATTTTAACATTCAAAAACAAAGAAACACATTTCTTACATGATAAGTTTCTTTATAATTTAATTTACAATGTTAAAAAAGACGAGTATTCACTTCAAGAGCAAGATGAATATTTCGAAAAAATAACAACCAAAAGTGATGAAGATTAAAAGATTCGGAGAGTTTAATGAAGCTATTTCTGGAACTGAACTAGTAGGTAATATATCTATGGGTCCTGCTTATGGTGAAACTAGATTGCAGAATAAAACGGTTGGTAAAAGACATACAACTGCTGAATATTCAAAAGATTTGAATAATCCTGATTCTGGTAATACACTTACTAGTGATATTTTCTTTGATGATCAATATTCGGATATCTATAATCAATATCTTAAGAGTGGTGGTTCACAATCTGAACTTACGGATGATAGAGGTTTAAATATGAAAATTATGATGGATTTTTTACGAACATCCAATAGTTAATATATACAAATTGATAAAAACAAAAATCAAAAATGAGTAAATTAATTACATTAAATGGAATAGAAGATGATTCTCTTTTAAATGAAATCTTTAACGATGAAATTATTGTTATAGAGGATATTCAAGGTAGTAAAATTTGGGTTAATTGGAATGGTAAAGATTTTATAATCAAGCCTAAATCTATACAAAATGAGGCCATCAATTTGGTTGATTTGGCTATGCAGAATTATTACAATCCTGCTATAAAATATTTTAATTCATTAGATGATAGAATAAAAGGCCTTTTAAATAAAAAATGGTGGTATTGCTTTGAATATTTTCCAGATAATCAACCAGCAAATATTGAATATAGTAGAGTTCCAAAAAATAACTTAGTATTGACCTTTATAAATAAAGGTGGTGGTAAATATGAGTTCAATTATGAGGAACTAGATGAATATTCTCGACTTTTTGATGTTGATATGATTCCTATTGTTTTTTATGGTAAATTATCAGATAGAATGATAGAGGCAATAAGATACTTTATTAATACTAGCGAGGGTGATTTAGAATATGTCTTTGGTGAAAAGTCATTCGCCTTTTTCTTCTATAAGATTTTGAATCCAAATACCAAAAACTCTTTTTTGATGGATGAAGAGAATTATCAAAAAAATGTTGAGAAGTTGATTATCAGATGTAAATCAAAAGAACTCTCTTTTGAAATTCTTAATCCTCTTTATAAAAGAATTAGTGAGAAAACTTCAACCGAATTTGTTGAAATATACACTCTTATTTTAATAAATTTTCTTAACTTCTGTCAATCTGTTAATTTAGAACAGATTAAACTTAAAGGTCAAAAAAGAGATGAACTTTATCTATTTCTTATATCTAAGCTTTATAATATTTATGTTTCTGAAATAAAAACAGACCTTTTACAGTTTGAATTTTCTGTTCCTGAATTCTTTGATAAAGAAAAATTCAAAATTAATAAAGAGTTGATATCAAATAAACTAAC